GTTAATTTTGGCCAACAAGATGGATGCGATAGCGGCTAGAGCCCTTTCAGTTGTAAAAGCATGTGTTACTGCACAGGATCCACGAGCTACAATGGCTCCTCAAGTTTTAGAAATTTTAGGATTGGGAATAAACAGATACAACGCCATTACGGGCAGTAGAGTCACGATGCGCCCGGGGACAGTTCCAGAGAGGAATGATATGATGTTCATGTGCATAGATATGGTATGTGCCGCGTTGAACATTCAGTTAGGAAATGTTTCTCCAGATTATACGCAGAAATTAGAGACAATAGGGGTTTTGGCGACGAGTGAAATACCCTACACTGATGAGGCGATTAACGCGATTGTTAGGGTGACAGGAGAGACGCAGACCTGGGGTCCAGTAGATTCGCCGATGCCGCCGTATTTGGGTGCAGTTGCGGTGGAAGCGCCAGGACATTATTTTATGCCGTTGGGAAGGCAAACACACTCAGCCTATACTGATTCCAACACTATTCAGGTGAGCCTTACGCCGAACAGTGCAGCGCAAGTCAACGGCGCTATGACGCCGCAGGGTGTGGAGCTCGTACAGTTATTTTTTGTATGGAGACCTTTTGCAATGTACACGAGTCAGGCGGGAGCAGCTGTAGCTCAGCCTCCCGGCGTGACATTGTCGTTGGGTGGAGTTAACATGCCAGAGGGTAGAATTCTGATATGGGACGGTGTTGCTCCAGTTGTTGTACAAAATCCAGGGAACGCGCCAGCTATGGCTCAAATTGAAGTCGTGAGGTTCACACAGCTCCTACACTCATATGAGACGGTTCCAGAAACCCGTGAGAATATGGCTAGATGCTACTCATTCCTTAGTGTTACGTGGCACACCCTTCGATCAGCCATTCTGAGATCCTTGGGAATGCTTCCAGTGCACCAGTCTGCTTACCCACCGACGAATAGGTATGAATATCTCGCCTACCTTTTAATCGCAGCACTAGCGGATGCATACGACGCTTTGAGACCGAACTTTGATATGTTTAATCAGCCGAATGTGCCTCTGCAGCCAACAAGGGCTCAAATCGCGGCGTTGTACCGCTAAACCGACATGTTTTCCACAGTACATGTAGGAGGCGGAGTACATGCGCATCGGTTGATATACTAACAGTCTGTATATTTTAAACGTCTGAGGCCAAACGTGTTAC